AAATAGCTCCTTCTTATTATCCTGTAGACAATTCTACGTGGGCTTTTTACGAAAAAGCAGATGAGGCAAAAAGGAAAGAGCTACTAGAAAAAATTCCTGCACTCGCTCTTGGAAAAAACTATACCACTTGCGGAGAATTCCCGAGATATGTTTATGATGAAATTTATAAACGATTTTCAAAAAAATCAAAAATTTATGATGGTAGCGTGCTGAACGACGTCGATAGTAACTTAAAAATAAAAGCGATGGTCACGGGTGCGGGACTCGGTTCTATGATCACAATAGGAAAGACAATAGAAAAGTTGAATAATCTACCACCCCACACTGTCTGGGTTAACGTCGATCCTCATGTTGGAGCAGCTGAAGCTGATATTTTAAAAGACCCTTCTCCTGGAGATATCATATTGTTTGGAAAACCAATACCAATAGGACAATCACCGGGAAAATTGCCGGGTCGTGAAATACTTCACGTAGCCGTTGTCTATGATGTTTCTCCAGATTACTGGACCACTGCAGAAGCAGGACAAGGATCCAAACTTCAGCAAGGAGCTTCTTATACAAAAAGAAAAATAGCGAGAGATAATAGAGGAATCATTAGTAGCGGAGGATCAGGAAGGTTAGATAGACCCGATGAGCTCAGACAAGTTTTAGGATGGTTAAATGTCGACCTAATACCAGAGTTGCAGGTTTAAAGAATGGCGACAGATTCAAGCTCAAATATAGATAGTATGCAGTAGAGAATGGCTAAAATAAATTTCAAAAGTGTGGGTATGACAAGGCAGCAAGAGCAAGATTCTTTTCTTGCGTCTTCTGCTACCCCGATTGGAATAAAAACTCCTTTACAGCTCAGCAATGATTCTGGACTTTTAGAAATGCATTATAGTCTTTCGAATCAACTGTCTGACAATCTAAGAAATTTGCTTCTTACAAATTGGGGAGAAAGAGTTGGTCAATATACATTTGGCGCAAACCTTAAACCTTTAACGACAGAATTCGTTTCTCAAGATGATTTTGATAGTGAAGCTGTCATTAGAATTAAGTCATCTGTTTCCCAATGGATGCCATTTATAGATTTGGTAGACTTTGCGTCAGAGACAGATAGACTAGAAAATCTTAGTACAGGAATCATTCGTGTGACTATTAGCTACAATATTCCAGCTTTGAACGTAAGTAATAAGAAACTACAAATAGTCTTATATGTAATGTAAGGTTAAAAAATAAAAATGGCCAATGATTCTAATAAAAACAGAAGATATCTTGCTCGAGATTTTGACTCATTTCGAGCAGAACTTTTGAATTACGCCCGTCAGTACTATCCAAATCAGATACAAGACTTCTCTGAAGCTTCCGTGGGCGGTTTGTTTTTAGACATGGCTGCTTATGTTGGTGATAATTTATCTTTTTATTTAGACCATGCGTACGGAGAATTAAACTCTGACACCGCGGTAGAACTTGGTAGCATAGAAAAAGCTTTAGTTAACGCAGGAATAGCGGTCAATGGAGCAAGTCCTGCAACAGTAAGCATAACTGCATATATTGAAGTTCCTGTAGCTACGGCAGGTGACACTTCTCCAAATGTCAACCTCCTTCCTGTGATCAAAGAAGGGACCACTTTTTCAGCAGACAACGGAGTTCCTTTTTCTTTAATAGAAGACATTGCTTTTGCGGTTGATCCAAATGATGATGGAAATTTCGTTTTTAATCCAAAAGCAGAAAAAAAAATAGGAAGAGTTAGATCTGATGGAAAAGTAATAACTTATCTTTTATCCCTCACTGGTTTATGCATTTCTGGAAAAGAAATCACAGAAAATTTTACTATTGGTGCATTCGTACCATTTAGAAAAATGACTTTAGCTCAGAGCAATGTTACTGAAGTTGTAAGCGTTTATGATGATAACGCAAACACTTACTACGAAGTTGGTGCTCTTTCTCACGACGTAGTTTATAGAAATGTGCTAAACTTATCAAGTGATAGTGGCATGGTAAAAGACGGTCTACGAGTCGTTCCTGCACCTTACAGATTCACAAAATCTACTTCTTTAGCGACAAGATCAACAACTCTTACTTTTGGAGGAGGAAGCGCGGAAACGCTAGAAGATGACGTCATACCAGATCCGTCAGAATTTGCTATCGCGTTTCCATACTCAAAAACAATTTCAAGAATACCAGTAAACCCAGAAAAGTTATTAAAAACAAGCACGTTGGGGATAGCTTCTTCTGATACAATCTTGACAGTCGTGTATCGTTATGGTGGAGGATTAAGTCATAATGTTTCACCTGGCTCTATAAAATCCCTTACAAATTTAAACATAACATTCCCGAAAAATCCTGCTAATTCTGACTCAATAAAAATAAGAAATAGTTTGGAGTTTTCTAACGTAAAAAGAGCTTCTGGTGGAGAAGACGCGCTAACATCAGAAGAACTAGTCGCGTTGATTCCGACAGTAAAAAATTCTCAAGAAAGAATAGTAACAAAAGAAGATTTGCTTGCTAGGGTATACACAATGCCTTCTAACTTTGGAAGAGTGTTTAGAGCATCTATCACTCCAAATTCAGAAAACCCTCTGTCAACCCAGCTTTTTATAGTTTCAAGAAGTTCAAATCAAAAACTAGTAACTTCTCCTGACACTCTTAAATTAAACATTAAGAAATATTTGAACTCTTATAGAATGATATCAGACTCTATTGATATTCTAGATGCAAAGATAGTAAATCTTCAATTAAAATTTGCTGTAGTCATTGATCCTTCTTTAAACAGAACTTCGGTTCTTACTGCAATACTTTCAAAATTGCAAGATCAATTTAACATAAAAAAGATGTATATTGATCAACCGATTATAATCTCAGATGTTGTAAATACTATCTTTACGATAAAAGGAGTCATCGCAGTTGACAGCGTACAGTTCAGCAATATCGCGGGTGTAGCTAATAATAAAGAATACAGCGATGTCACGCATGATATTAAATCATACACAAAAAGACAGATGATTTTTCCTCCCACAGGTGGAATCTTCGAAATAAGATATCCTGACACAGATATAATAGCCAGGGTGGTGAGCTGATGTTTCTTAAATTAAAGGCAGACAAAGATTCTTACATCACAAACAAATACGTAGATGGAAAACCTGCTGTTAGCGGAAATGTAGGCATCGCAGGGTCTTTAGACCTTTTTAAATTGTACGGAATCACCCAAGTAACAAGCGGAGCAATAAAAGTTGCGCAGACCGAGTTATCGAGAATTTTAATTCATTTTGATCTTGACCCATTAAGAAGTCTTATATCAAACAGCAAAATCGACGTCAATGATAGCAGTTTTAAATGTTTTCTTGATTTAAAAGATGTGTATGGAGGTCAACCAACTCCGAATAATTTTACCGTCGATATTTTTCCATTATCTTCTTCATTCTCAGAGGGCTTGGGAAAAGACGCTGCTTATTATTCTGATAAAGACAAATGTAACTTTTTATCTGCATCAAATAACAAAGCTTGGGGCTCCATAGGATGTTCTCTTGCTTGCTTCTCTACAGGTTCTGGCGACTACATAACAAGCTCGATGTTGCTTCCTTCGACAAAAGTTTCTCAAACTTTTGTTACTGGAGAAGAAGACCTTTTCGTAGACGTTACTTCAATAATTTCTTCAACTATTTCTGGTGATATACCTGACTCTGGGTTCAGATTATCTTTTAATAACACTATAGAGAATGATTCACACACTTATTTTGTAAAAAGATTTGGAAGTCGACATTCTTACGATGAAAGTAAACGTCCAAAGATGATCGTTAAATTTGACGATTCAATTTCGGACGACACGGCGAATCTTTATTTGGACGCTTCTTCAAACTTATTTCTTTACAATTACTCACAAGGACAATTAAAAAACCTCGTATCAAGTAGCTTTGAAGTCACAGGATCTAATAGCGTTTTATTAGAGCTAAAAACAGAAGTCACTGGAGCTGGTGTATACTCTTTGTTCTTTACAGGTTCTCAATACACTTTTGGTACCAACGCGGCAACTGGAATTTACTTTGCGAATGTTACTTTACCATTAACGAACCCGAATTTAAAACTAAGCAATCAGCTATCTGGCTCTGTTAAATTTACCCCTATTTGGAGTTCTATTGATGGATCTTTATCATATGTAACTGGTAGCGTAATCACAGCTTTTGCGCCTGAAAGACTTTCAAAACGTCTTAGTCCAAGACGTTACACGATAAGCGTCTTAGGGATTAGCTCTGACCATTCTAAAAATGAAGAAGTAATGCTACGAGTTAATATCTTTGACGAAAATAGCCCAATAGTAATAGCGAAAAGGCTCCCCATCGAACTTCCCGGAGTCGTTTTAAACAACGTTTATTACGCTGTCAGAAATGTTGCGACAAACGAATACGAGATACCTTTCGATTTTGTAGACAACTCTACAAAAGTTTCCAGCGATTCTGAAGGCATGTACTTCAGCTTCAACACTTCAGCTTTGACTCCTTTGCAGAGTTATACAATCGACATTGCGCTTGTTGTTGAAAGCGTTACGCAAAAGTATCTAGATTCTTCACCAACATTTAGAATAAAGAAGGTTTAGTCTATGGCAAATTCACCCTATATTCCTTCTTTTTTAAAGGCAGCTCTGAGTGATACAAAACCGGCTCAGCTAACTTTTAAAGATTTAATAAACACAAACGTATCTAGCACATCTTCTTTTAGATACGAACCCTTAAATTACCCTTTAAAAAATACACAGCAGTTAAATGTAGATTGGTCAAAATTTGAAAATCATACGTTTTTTTCTTCTGCAGAAGTAAAAGTTAATACAACTTTTGATCAGATTATCAACGGTTATCCCTTCGACGGAACTAAGAAAGATGTAGAATTTTTCTTTGAAAAACTCGGAGGATTTGAAAAATGGGTTTTTGACCAATTTCCAAATTTTGGAGGGCAGCTACATTTTTCTGGTACTCAAATTGGAGAAGATCCTTCAAATGGGTATGCTGAAGAATTAGGAACATGGATTGACGTAAAAGACGTAGCGGGATGGTTATACCCAGAACTTTCAAAAAACAAAACGGGCGAGTCTATATTAAATCCTCCAACGAATAAATCGTTTACAATAGAGGTGCAAGCTTTTTTACCAAATCAACAAAATGATCGCCAGGTTTTACTCCAGAAGATTTCTAAAGATTTATCTCAGGGCTTCACACTTCACCTAGAGCCTTCTTCTACCTCCACAGTAGATGGAGTATTCATCATTACATCTGGTAGCGTCAATAATTACGTAACCGCAAGTCTAACAAAAGGAAAGTTTAATCACATCTGTGTATCTTTAAATCGTGATGCAGGAAGTAACTTTCTTCAATTCTTTGTTGACGAAAAGTTAACATCTGAAAGTAAAAAAGAAAAAAGCTTTCAAGACATAACTGATAATTCTGATCTTTTAATTGGGTCTGGGTCTTCTTTTTATTTTAACAACATATTAACAACCCCAACTCAAACGTTCAGCGGAACGTTAGATGAATTAAGAATATTTCACTCCTATAGAACGCAGCAGCAGCAGTCTCTATACTCGTCAAAGGGACTTTATGCGTCAGATTCTTTAAAGTTGTACTATAGATTTAACGAACCATCGTCATCGTTGTCTTCAAATATAAATGATCCCGTAAATTCGATAGTTTTAGATAGTTCTGGAAATTCTCTTCATTCTTTTGTTTCCAATTTCAACCTTTCCTTAAGACAACTAACATCGGACGACACTAACTCTCCGATGATCAATGAAAGACCGGAATTTAAAAAAGTTCTTTTCCCATACAATCCAGACGTTGTAAATTTAAACGTTGATCTTTTAAGTTCAGCAAGCATTTATGATCAAGAAAACCCGAATTTAATCACAAAGCTGGTCCCTCGTCACTATTTGAGAGAAGGCGGCGCTGAAGAGGGCTACACGAATTCTTCAGTTGAAGGATCGATTGGAGACCCTTACAGCGGTGAAGGAATACCTGGCCAAGGAAAAATAGGGTCCGTTCAGATTATTTTAACTTTTCTTTACATCTGGGCAAAATTTTTTGATGAAATTAAAATGTTTGTCGACGCCTTTAAAACATTAAAAAGCGCAGACTATTCTTTGACTGACACGATGCCAGATAACTTTTTAAACGACTTTATAAAAAGTTATGGTATGTATTTGCCGCCCTTGTTCAACGATTCTAATAACGCTCAGTACGTCGATGGTGAAGACGTCACAAAGATAGAAGTTAATGATGTTTCGTTAAAAAACGTTCAAGCTCAAATTTTAAGAAGAATACTCGTTAACATGCCCGACATCTTAAGGTCAAAGGGTACGCAGCACAGTATAAGATCTTTTTTAAGATCAGTTGGAATAGACCCAGATAACAGCATGAGGATTAGAGAGTTTGGAGGTCCATCTTTGAGACAATTTGGAACTTCAAGAGAAGTTAGAGCAGAGTATTCTCCAATAGTAGATTTTCTTTCGTCTTCTATAATCACAACTCCGTTTCTTTCATCTTCAAGAATAGAACCAGGATATCCATCTGCAGTTGGTCCATTCTCTTCAGGAATTTCCACTAATTTAAATGATGGGCTTTTAACTTCTGGATCGTGGACTTTTGAAGGTTTATACAAGTATTCCACAAAAAACACGAATCGAATAACCGACAATCAGTCACTTCTCAGGTTTGAAGTTACAGGATCATCATCTACAGCAAAACCAGGCGTCATAATAAATGTCGTGTCATCAGGTTCCTTATACGCTTTTATTAGACCTGGTATGGCATCTAATTCGCCTGTTCTCCAACTTTCAGTTCCTGTAAACGTTTTGAACGGAGATAGATGGAATATTTCGATTGGATGTAATCGAAATGATTCAATTGAAAGTAACATCTCTTCTTCTTATTTCTTAAGGGCAGCCACTCAAAACGCTGGAGAAATAACGGAGATATACACGACTTCATCTTTTTTTAATGAAACTCCGACAGGCGAAGGAAACGCTCTCAGATCAATGAGCGCTTTAACAAACGCATCAGGCTCTAGAATATCAATAGGAAATGATCAAAATATTCCAGACGGTGGTATGGGATATCTTTACCTTAACAGCACGCTCGATGTGCCAGAAGTCGCAAGATCATCTGAGTTTGTTGGTCAGGCAAGCAATATTAGGTTTTGGTCAAAAGGACTTACAGAGTTAGAGTGGAGAGAGCACGTAAGAAACTATAAGTCTTTGGGGGTTGAAAGCCCTTTAACAAACTATAATTACGTAACTCAAACTTCTGGTTCATTTGAAAAGCTCAGACTTAGCATACTAGAAAAACAGAATATATTGACAGCGAGTTCAGACGGTTCAATACAATTTATAGACTTTAGCGAAAATAATTTTCACTCAACTGGAAGAAATTTCTCTGCAAACAAAAACGTTCATTTAGGAGAAATATTCAACTACAGTTACATGTCTCCAAACTTTGATGAATATTCTACTAGCGAAAAAATCAGAGTTAGAGGATTTCAAGATGAAGAGTTATTAAATGGCGCTCCATGGGCAATCAAAGGACCAGCTTATGAAATACCTGCCGGAGAAACTCCGCTAGATGATCCACGTCTTTCAATCGAGTTCTCTTTAATTGATTCTTTGAATAGAGACATTATCAATATGTTTGCTACTTTAGACGAAATGGCAAACGCCATAGGAAGTCCGGAGATGATGTACTCTCCTGATTATCCTGATTTAGAAAAGCTTAGAGATGTTTACTTCAACAGACTTTCAGAAAAGTTAAACTTTAAAAGCTTTTTTGAATTTTACAGATGGTTCGATAAATCAATTGGAACATTTATACAGCAGCTTGTCCCAAGAAAAACTAAATTCAAAGGGACAAATTTTGTTATTGAATCTCATATGTTAGAACGACACAAAATAGAATACCAATCGAGCGAAATATATCTTGGTGATTCTACAAGAAGTAGAATAAGAGACACTTTACTCGTACAACAGATCGTCGGAAATATACGAAGATATTAACATAAAGGTTTTATGTCAGCATTTACAAGAAATTTTTATTCCTCGATCCAGCAATACTCAACGCTTGATTTAAAAAGATTCGATGAAGGACCGCACGTCTTAGTAAAGTTAGCGGGAGTTAATTCTTCATCAATAAACACATCAGAAATCGACAGTTTTAGACAAGGCGTCGAAATTACGCAAGAAAAATATGCGATCGGTACAGTAAAAATATCTGCAGGTACGCCTGGACATATCGTTAGACCAGTCAGTATTGGAATTAATGATTTAGATCTTATTTCTACTGATTCGTATATAGAAATTGATTACTTCAATCCCGTTAGATACCTAAAAGCCCAAGAACCAGGTTCTTCTTTATTAAATGCTATAACGTTTCCAATTATTACTAGTGATAACAACCAAGCAGAAAACTATATTTTAAACGGTATAATTGAGCCTCTTACAATTCGTCCCGTTATATCTTTCTTTTCCATTGAATCTCCGTTTGAATCGCACGCTGTTCGTGGAACATTTATGGGGGGAAATTCTGACATCAGAAAATTCTCTAGCGATCAAATTTTAACAGTCGATTATACACCTCAAAGATTGACGCCACCAAGACCTGTTATGATAATGTCTGGATCAAATGTTGCCAATTCAGGCGACTATATTCAGCAATATTCTTACTTAAACAACAGATGGTTTTTAGATGCTTCTGAACACCTACTGTCTGGATCTAATGTTTCTTCTGATTCAGATGTACCTCTTTTAGGAACCGGATACGTAAACCCCGACGTTAATAAAATTGATTCTTTTGACGATTTAAAAGTTTACCTAGAAGACATAGGGATAACTTCTGCCACTCACGGAGATGACATGGTCGAAGCTGTCAAAGCTATGTTGGGATCGACAGGAAACTACGTTCCTCCAGGTAAAAAATCAAGCACAACTGGTTTTGTATATGATAATATATCATCTGTGGGAACTGACTCTTTGGCTTTCGGAGGAATGACTTATTAAAATGGCGACAGACAAGGCATTACGTACACCCCCAGACAGAACGTTAGATCGTTATGTCATGTCTGTTCAAAAGCTTTTCTCCGCGCCAGAAACTATACCTGATTCTGCTTTTTTAAAAGGCGGAAACTATGCAATAACTTGGGATAGTTCAGTAACTGTCGGCGGACTAGGTCCGGCGGAAGGGTATTCTGTTTCTGAACCAATCGGATTTGATTTTAAAATCAACGGAAAAATTTACAAAGAATTTTCTGTCTCTACATCTGGGTGGATGATGCTTCGCGATCCCGTTGGAGGGTCTACAGGAGCAAATTTTTACAAAGACGTTATAGATGATCCTGTAACATTTTCTGATAGTGTGTACACCAATGAGTTTATCTTATCTGACTTTTTATATGATCACATAATTCTTGCTCCGTGGTTTGATTATGGTATCATTTCTGCGCGTTCAATAGAAGAGCTCCAAGCAGGGTACTATAGCTCTACAATAAGTGAAGCAATCAAAAACTACATAAAGCAAGGTTCAAACGTAAAAAATTGGCCATACGATTTTGCTGATCATGGAGTTAGATATATCAATGGATATGACAAATCAAAAGGTAAATATCTTTTGGTTAGATGGACTTTAGCTCAAAATATAAGTTACGCTTACAAGCTAAAATTTGAAGTAGCGATATTTGAAAGCGGTAGAATAGAGTACAGATATTGGCCAAAAAGTTACTACGAACCATCCAGCTTTTCTAGCGCTGATTCAACTGCAACAGTGGGAATATTTTGGTCCGGACCTTCTCAAGGTACAGACAAATTTAGAGACCTAGCAACACTCTTTGATTATTCTAAAAAGAATAGAGTCATTTCAGAATTTGGAGGGTCTCCACCTTCTTCATACTCTGAAACGTCTTTATTCTATCCTCTGGCTTCGAAAAAATACTCGTTGAATATTTCTCAAATTTATTGGCCGGCAAACGGAGCGGTCATTACGATTTCGCCACCTGTTAACTCTATAAAAGTTTTACCAAGAAAGCTTTCATCGATTGCTAATTCAACGAAGCATTTAGTTAGGTCTCCCGGAATTTTTGATGATAGAAGGTCAATAAACTTTGCTACAAGCTCTATCGTTAGTATGCCATCGACGTTTCCAAGTAGGTTGCTTGGAGACTCAGGCACAGTTGATATTGCTTCAAGACAGTTGTTGTTTACTAGTGGGAATATTCAAATAAATGGTTCTGTAAAAAGAACGATCGTGGATGATCAACTTCAGCAGCTGTCTGTTCTAGAAAGTTTAAATGAACGTTTTGAATCATCATTTAATGAATCTCAGAAAAATTTTTCAGCGACGCAAAATGCATCAAATTTTTATGCGACTGGTTCTTCTTTAGAAATATTTGGAAACGGTTTTACGTCTCCTCTAAAATCAAAAACGCAGTTTAATTTTTGTCTGCCAGTCACAAAACAGACCACGATGCCTTCTTCAACTGCATCATTTTATTATTATGATGCAAGAAACGCAGCATGGTCTATGGCGGACCCAAATGGTTATAGAAACCCCGAAGCTATGGTCGCGTTGGCCGGCAGCCCAGAATACATGTTTTTTTCATATAAAGTGACAGAAACATCTAGAGGGTTCGATGCAGTTGGAAGAAAATTGGTTTCTGGAACAAATCAAATTGATTTTTCAAGATTAGCTTTCGGAATATCAACTACTCCTACCTATCAAACAGATGACTCCATCGGTGCTATTTTTAACATTGACGCTCAATCATCTTTTGGTAACAACGAGTTGATAGATACTTCCACGACAAAAAAATATTCTAATAGCGTTACAAACAATCCTTCTTTTTACCCAAGTAATTCTCAGACGATTTCTTTCCCTACTGATTATCCGTTTTTAATAGAAAAAATTGTTGTAGATGTTCCAATGTACTTTTCTGGTGAGTGGTTCAACGATATGACCACATGCACTAGAGCATTTGGAAATGACGGAGCCGCAAAAGGTGTTCCATCAGGGTCAATAGACTTTGGTGGACCCGGGCTAACTTTTGCGATAATGTGTCCAAGAAGAAACGGCGATTCATGTTATGTCGACCTCATCGCTTCTGGAACAATCACTCACATGAATGACAACACAAGTAGTGTGACGCTTTATAAAGATCCAGAAATGCGATACTATAGTATGCGTCCTGTGGGATTTAAAGCATTTTCAAATCCAACTTGTGTCGTGTCTGGAACCAACAACATCTTTGAGGGAAATGTTAAGTTAGAGCTTGAAGCTTCTATCGCAGGCGGAATTACTCTGGCGCGTAATGATAGATCTTTATTTTCTAGTAGTATAACTCCTAATTATGAAATTAGCAATAGAGAAAGTGCGATAAGATTATTAACTTCTCCGACTCTTAAAACAAGAGGAGAGTCTTTGTACAACACGTATGATAATACTTTAAACGCAAATTATTATAATCGTTCTCCGAGAATTTATATACAGCAAGTAAGTCCTCTTTCTAGAGGAAGCTCTGGTATGGAATTTAACGGAAATTCTATTATCGGTGGAAACATAGCTAATTTTAACCTCGAAAGTCAAGTAAAAAACCCGTTATACGTCTCTTCGAGCGGTTCATTACCAAACTCGTTTACAAACGTAATAAATTCTTCTCATTTTAATTTTGAAGCTGTGTCAGTCTATTCTACGGTAGATTCTAGACCGTCTCCTTACCTAATTTATCCGGGAGATAAACTGACATTTGCAATGTCAAAAACTAGACCTGTAATCTACAAAGCAATAAAGACAGGAAACCCAGGACTTGCTTATAGGTACGAAACTTATCAACTTACGGGTAGCCACGGAACAGTGATGTTCAATACTGGGTCAATTAATGTCACTGTATACGGAAGCTACGTAAGAGAAGGAACAGAGTTTAACCCGTGAAACTTCAAAACACAGAAGCGATATTTGAGATAGTTGGAAACTACCCAGTCGTAGACCAATTTGACGTCTTATACTCAAACCTAATGTCTGGTTCGACGTATGACAATTACATCACGGGGTCTTTGCTCACAAGAGTAAACGTCTTTGGCGTAGAAGTTTATCTAAAAGGTGACAGAGGATTAGCTTTTAGTCGTCTTGGTGTAGATAGAGCTGCTCTTCCAAGTGTAAAAAGCCAAATGAATAGTTACGAATTTCAACCATGGAGAGAAAGAGCGGGAACGATTAGAAATGTAAGAATTTTTTCTGAATCAGAAAGATTCTACGACTCTTTAACTCCGAACATCTCTAAAATGGTAAAAGCCTTGAACGGGTCCATAGTAAAGTTAGATTTAAATACTGCTTTCAATTTTGGGTTTTATAACGCCATTGTTTTTGACAACGACGTCTATAATCCGTCAGATTCTTTAGGAATAACTCCAGTTGGATTTGAATTAAGCTTTCCATTTGAACCTGCATTTTCCGATATACCAAGAGACAGAAGGTTTTCCCAGTCTATCATAAGCGATATTGATATATCCAATAGTCCAGTAGACACGTTTCAAACAAAGACATTACTTATAATAGAAGAATATTCTGGTTCACATTTTATTCCGTCTATTTCTCCGCCCCCCGCTTCTTCATCTTTTAATGCAAATTTTTGGCTAGATTCGATAAACAAGTTTTCTGCGCCTTCTTACTTTTTTGGTCCCGCCGCTAACGAAAACGACTCTACAAAAGTTTTGTTTGGCTTTGGCGATAGAAATTCTTACATGATAAAAGATAATGACAACGTTATCATCGGTAGAAAAAACCTACCTGATCGAAGGTACTTCTTAGACTCAGCAGCGTACTACACTTCGATTAGTCCAATTATTCGTGGATGGAAGTACGGTCTAATAGACGGAAACCCTCATTACACAAGCACCGTATTTCGTAGAGATAGATTCGGTCAATTTAGGGACATGTTAGAACAAAGATTGTTTTCTTCTACGATCCAAGATTCAAAAAATTCTCCAGTAAATTATCTAGGTGGGGTAGAAACGCCAGCAATCTCGTCTCCAATCCCAGGAGAAAAAGTCTTTATAGAAAACCCGCCTGTGCAAATAGGATTTGTCAAGCAGACGATTTTTGAACAGAACGTTTCATCTGTCTCTTCAAAAAAACTTGTCTATGTGAATGAAAAGCCTACAAACACGTGGTCTTCAAACCTAAGTGAATATGCGACATCATCTCTTCCGTATTTTGATGGGGTCTCAAGAAATAGGACTCCAACAACGATAATTCCGTCTAGCTTTGTTGTCACTACGCTGGCAGACACATTCGGTAAAATTGTCATTGGAACTTGATATATTTTCACTAAAAGCTCATGCCTAAAACTCCAACATTAACAAAAGCAAACGAGTCTGGTCTGTTGTTCGTAAAAAACAGCAAGACTAATTTAGTAGAAAGAATTGCAACGACGGCAGATCTTCAGATCGGTCTGCCAGAGTCTCCTGCAGAGACTCAGCTTTTTGGTGGTATCAGCGTAAATACTTCGACAATTTCGTTATCAGCAGGAAGCGTTTACAAGATTCGACGTGACATAACAGTCTTAAATGTTGAAGGATCGGGCTCTGGTAACATCTTAATTAAATTGCCCGAAGGACCGAGCGTTGGACAAATAGTCATTATTAAAGATTTTTCTGGCAGCGCTTCTATGGCAAACATCGTCGTTTCTGATGATTCTTATAATATAGACGGATCTGCATCAAAGATCATATCAACTGATTATGGATATCTACAGGTGGCATGGAGCGGGGTTCAATGGAGTTCTGTTTCTTCCAGCGAATTTTCTGTAGGTGCGCCCGCCTCCGCGCAATATGTTGTTTTAACGTCAAATCCAACTTTGACGAATGAAAGAGCTTTAACTGCAGGATCCGGCATTTCAATCGTGGATGGTGGTGCAGGTTCTACGGTTACGATATCGACCACGGGAGGAGGTTCAGGCGACGTAGTTGGACCAGCATCATCTACCGATAACGCTATTGTTAGATTTGATCTAACAACTGGCAAGCTAATACAAAACTCAGGCGTAACAATAAGCGATTCAAAC